AGTGTTCAACTGTCTGACATCTTTGCTGAATTCAGTGCTGGACAAGGTTTATCATGGGATGGTGGTGGAGAGTTCGCTCTCGATGCTGTAACCGATGATATTCAAGAAGGCTTGAATCCTACAAATAAATGGTTTACTGATGCTCGTGCTCAAGCTGCAATCAGTGCTGACCCAGCAGCTGGTAACCTTGCACAATATGACAATACTAAAGGTGAAATTCTGGTTGACATTGCTGACTTCCGTAAAGAGTTCGCACCACAGAACTTGACTGCAAACACCTTTGCAACCTTGAACCATGGACTTGGTAAAAAGATTGTTCACGTGTCAGCATATGACAGCAGTGGCAATCTCATTCAGCTTGATGTCCAATTGGTTGATTCTAACAATGTAAAAGTAAAATCAGTCATCAATGTGACTGGTGCTGAGATTGTTGTTTCAATCTAACACTGACAGATTCCCACCAAAAAAAAGTCTTGTACCTCGCTTTTTCCCACCCATCACGGGTGGGTTTTTTCGTTTATGTTGCACAGTCTCAAATAATGCTGTACAATAAGACAAAGACATCTTGTATGTGGAAGGGTCGCACCCGTAACAGCAGATATCCACGCAAACCAACCCAACCAAAAAACTTCCATATAATAGGTGTAAAATCATGGCTATTACCAATACCAGCTTGGTCGGTGATCTCCGACTAGCTCAAATGATCTCTCAAGAGATCCGACTACTTCTCACAGATTCAACAAACCTTCGCAACACTCCATTCATGGACTTTGTAGGCTCAATCAACGGAATGGGTTCTGATACCATCCGTGTCCGCAAAGCTGGTCTGGATGGATACGATGCATTCACAGCTTTCAGCAGCCCAGCTGTTAATCCAGTAGCTGTCACACCATCTGCATTGACTGATGGTCATGTTGATGTTGTTGTAAAGCGACAAGCTTTAGCATACGAAATCACTGACTTGGCTGGTATGACAGCCTATGGTGTTGGTGATGTTGACCCATTCCGCATTGCAGAATCAATTGCACGTTCATATGATTCATTGTTTGCAGACTTGACTGGTGCAACTGTTGCTGGATTCACCACAACTGCTGGAACCAGTGCTGCTGCATTGGATGCTGACAAGTTCTTGGATGCTATTCAAGCACTTGAAGCAGCTGCATCAAACAAAGGTGCTCCCGGTCCTTATGTTTGTGTTTTGCATCCAAAGCAATGGGCAGACCTTCAAGATGACCTTCTTGGACTGTCAACTGGTAGCGTTTTGACCTATGCACCAGCTTCTTATGAAGCCATCAGTGCCAAAGGTTCTCACTACAAAGGTCAGTTCATGGGTGTTGAAATCTACACTTCTTCACACATCACCAATGATGGAACAGACCATCAAGGTGCAATGTTTGCACCGGGTGCCATTGGTTTTGCTTCTGGAATGCCTACTGGTCTTCCGGGTGCTGCTGAAGCCATGGAAATGGGTGAAGTGATGATTGAGATGGAACGTGAAGCTGACAAGGCTTTGACCCGTATTGTTGGACACGCATACCTTGGTATGTCTGTGATTGACAATGACCGTGGTGTTCTGTTGATCTCAGCAGTTTAATCTGATTCTATAATCAATATTGTTTGGATGGTGGCACCAGCTGCCATCCATTCTTTCACGAGGTACAAAAGATGAATAAAACAATGCAACCACAACCATGGGCTCCAATGGCCCAACAAGAACAGACCTTGCTTCCAGCCAGACCGAATCATCCATTCTATTACAAGTTCCATCCATCGAATTGGCAATTTGTATACCGTGATGTCGAAGTTCAATCTGGTAAAAGCACCAAGACAGTCAAGAAGGGGTTCTTTGTGCCACATCTGAGAATGGAAAGAGTCATTCCCGGTGTGAATGGTGTGCATCAGATACAAGGTGAGATTGGAAACCCCGGTTCTCGAATCGGTCAGCTGCAGCAAGAAGGCTGGGTGTATCTGGACCCACAAAAATACGATTACATGCATGTCTATCAAGTCCGTGGTGGAAGATACCATGTACCCAAGTGGACAAATATCCGAGTGGTGGCCAATCGGATGATTGAGAAGATGGACTTGGTGGCATTCCAGAACTGGTCTGTGAATCTGATGCGTTCCAATATCCTTGGCAATCCAGAACCACACTTCTGGGAACTGCAAGTCTTACAGAAGAGCAGTGGCCGGAAAAAAGAAATACTTCTGAAACAGCAACATGTTCCAGAAAAACGACAAGAACTGGATGAACTGAACCAGCTGGTCAAAGACATGAATGCCTTCATTCAAGAATACGAGACTGTTGGAATGTCCATCTATGAGGACTTTGTGAAATGAGCAATGCAACACCCTATGCACCACAAATCAAGGTGCCAGAACTGTTGGAACGTGGCAAAAGCCAACTGACCACACTGCCAATATACCGGAATGGTGCATTGGTGGGTCCAACAGATGTCAAGTACAGTCTGATATCACCACAGGGTGAAAAGATTGTGGATGAAGCTGCTGGGACATATCCCGGTAACATTCCACAATACACCCACAGTGCAGGCAACTTGGCAGACACCTTGGAACTTGGTGAAGGGTACTTGCAAGAGTGGGAAATACAGCTGACTGGTGGGGTGTACAACTTCCGGAGAAATGCAGCAGTGGTGAAGCGGAGATTGTATCCGGTGGTGAGTGATGGCGACTTGACATCCACCTACAGCCAACTAGCTGATATCCGCCCATCCAACCTGACATCTTACCAGTCTTATATTGATGAAGCATGGTTCACCATCATTCAAAGAATGAGAACAGAAGGCGGTGGTCTGGAATATCTTGTGATGTCTCCAGAAGCCTTCCGGGGTGCCCATCAGAATCTGTCATTGTACTACATTTTCAGAGACTTCCACAGCTCGCTTGGACAATCCAATGGAAGATATCTTGACTTGGCATCTGAGCACTTCAGACAATACAGCCATGAATGGAAGCAGATCAACTTCATCTATGACTATGACCATGATGGCCAAAGTGATCAACCCAATCACAGACAAGCCAAGAATCCAGTCATCTACTTGAACCAGCCCGGTCGGTTTGGTCAGTTCCGGACCACGAGAAGAAGAAGATGAAGTTCAGTGCAGTCAGACAAGCCATCGCAGCACAGGTGGCTGGCCTATCTGGATTCAAGGAATCCAAGCACAGTCCGGACTACTTTGGCCGCACTGAGAACACTGTTGCACATCTGGCATTCGGTGTGCAGCTGGCTGCATCAACCGCAGTGGATGAACGCCAAAGAAGACCCGTTGGTGTGTATGTCAATACGCCTGTCCGGGTTCTGTTTGCATATCGCTTGAGGCCGTTGGACATATACCCAACAGATTACGACAATGCACTGGATGCTGAAGAGACTGTCATCAATGCTGTTCTGAATACATATGCCGCACCCAACAACACCTTCACGATTAGATACAACAGTTCAACACGTGAAGTGACAGACTCTCAAGAATACTGTATAATCAGTATTGAATTCACTGCTCTACACACAATCTAAGGAGGCCAAAAATGGCTTATTCATCCGTACCCAAAACCAAAAGAGATGGCAAAATTGAATTGCTTGATGGAACTGGTGTTCCAGTCACACTTGAAGTCGCTTATGAAGATGGCAACTTCAGCTTCAGTCAACCACAGCAGTTCAGTGAACTGGTAGTGATGGACCGTGGAAACTTTGCTGCAATCCGCAAGCAAGATGAACAAGCAATCACTGGTTCATTCAGCTTTCACTTCAGACAGTTCACAGATGGTTCAGAAGCTGGTTCAGTCCGTGACTTCATCCAACAGTCTGGAAACTACTCTGGAAACACTTCAACTGGTACAACTGGAACACCATATGTGGAACACTACTGCATTGACATCAAGTACACTGCTGAAGGTACAGACTTCGGTGATGATGCAGATCACACAGTGACATTGGCCAAGTGTGTTTGCACTTTGGACTTCAGTGAAGGTGACCCATCTGCATTCACATTGAACTTCACCTGTTATGGTGGTGCAACTGTGACTGGACCAGCATAATCTGATTCAAAAATTCACAAAAACTATGGGCTATCTGCATGGTGGCCCATGTTTCATTAAATAAGAGGTACACACAATGAAAGTAAACTTGCAAAATCTTGGACAACATGAAGTCAATATTCCAAACAGCATTGCAGTCTGTTTGGACTTCGTTGCAATCTGGGGTTCTGAACCCAATCGAGCGCAGCTGGGCAGATTATGCGCAGCAGCCATTGCGGTTGGTGTTGACCATGCCAAGTGTCTTCCAGCCTATCCAGTGACAACAGGTGACCCAATCCAGTTTGGGTTCAAGATTCTGGAACGGTTGTTGAATGCTGGTATGACACCCGGTCAGATATATGAACAAGGCACTGAGATTCTGATTGAGATGATGAAGAGCATCCCAACAGAACAAGCTGTGGAAGATACTGCAAATTTTTCATAAGTCGGTCCGGTTCTTTTGACTTGATGGCCATGCGGATAGCAATGAGGTGGAATCAACATCCAGATTGGTTCCACACCTTGGACCAGCCGACCAAGACCAAAGTGCTTGCAGAATATAGACTTCATTGTGAATCACCAGATGAGAGAAGTGCTAGACAACAGCGGATAAAAACTGCTAGAATGGAAGCAATGATACAGAAGAGAATCCAATGAAGAACTATACCCGTGGAAATGCAACAGTGACCATCCAACAGGACATGCAAGATATGTTCATGGGATTCATTCACACTGTTGCACCCAATGCGGGTAAAATCATGGAAGAAGAACTGCAACGGATTGAAAAACAAGCAGTCCGAGATTGGCCAAAGCGCAAGCCACAAATTAGAACCGATGCAGAAGGCAATGTGGTTTTCTTCCGCAAGACATCCAAGGAATCTTGGAAGAAGTTCGAGCGTGGAATGAAGGTGGATGTCAATGGCAACTTCGTTGTTTTTTTGAAGAATACAGCTCCATACAGCTATGTCATCAAGTATGGTGTTGACAGTGAAAACTATCAATCACAAGACATTGTCCAGCCCCAAGGCCGCAGGGTAGCAACTGAAACAATGGTAAAGCCGCATCGAAAAACAGCCAACCGAGTCATCAAAGCATTGGCAGATGACCTGATGAAGAGAGTGTGACCCATGGCAGAAGAGAAGAAGTCGATTGAAATCAGTTACAAGGCCAATCTGAAAGACCTATTGGCCAAACTGAAGACCATACCCAATGTAACAGACCAAGAAGCCAAGAAGATGGTGTCTGCACTGGACAGACAGCTGAAACAGGCAGAGAAGGCAGCCAAGAAGAGTGCAGAAGCATCCAAGAAGGCAGCCCAACAAGCAGCCCAAGCCGCATCCCGTGGTGCAATGGAATTCGATGACTTGGCAGACAGTGCCAGAAAAGCAGAAGAACGGCTGGAACGTGTTGGTGATGCCAGTGGAGACATTGACCGGGGGTTCAGTTCCATTGGTCTTGCATTGCGTGGTGTGAATCCACAACTGGCAGAAGCCGCAGATGGATTGGCAGATGCCTTCGCAGTGACTGAAGGATTGACCATGTCCTTTGCTGCTTTGAATCCTTATGTCATTGCAGCTGGTGTTGCGATCGGTGCATTGACATTGGGCTATACTTCATACCAAGCAGAGATTGAGAAGGCAAGACAGCTGACATTGGAATTGAGGGATGCACAGAAGGCCTTGATTGAATCTCAAAAAGAGCAGGAAAATAATCTG